CCAAATAGTTTCTTCTACATTAGTAATTGCAGCATTATCTCCAAATTTATAAAGAGCATTAACACCAGGTATCTTACCTGCTGCAACATCTAAACCAAAAGGTAGTTCTCTATTTACATTATTGCAACTCATTAGCAACCAAACCGCATATTAAACCAAGTAAATCTTTCTAATTCTTTTCTAAGATCATCTTGATAAGAAAAATTTAATTCATTCTTGATAGTATCAACTGCACGAAGAATTTGTCTTTGGTTTTCAACATCATATTCTTCTTTTGGTTCTGGTATGTATGAAGTTATTCTAGCCATTAGTATCCAGTTCTTCCTCTACCAGTTTTATTAGAGAAATTTTCATTAGTACCCGCTGATTTAAAACCTCCTCCAGGTCCTGTAAATCCTAGTTTGTCAGCCTTTGCATACACATTTGGATTGTCAAATCTTGCTCGGCTAGTAGTATCTGCTCTTGCAAATTTTTGTAGTGCTGCAATTTTGGCTCTACTAGCATCAGTTTGAGGAGCTTTTCTTTTTGCTATATTTTCAATTCTTCTTCGTGCAGCGTCTGCTAAACCAAAGCTCCTTGCAGGAAGTATTCCTCCTGTAAGTTTATTTAAAAAATTACTTCCATATACAGGATTGTATCCTCGCATAATACCTGAATCAATAGAACCAGTGCTTGTTAAACCATATTGATTACCGTAAAAATTTCTTATATTGGTTTCTCTAGGATCTGGTTCAGGCAGCAAATTTAAAAGTAAATTTGTTGGACTTGGAATACTTCTTAAAACTTTCATAATACCACTTAGTGGATCTCTGTTTTCAAAATATTCTTTTAGATTTGCTGAATCTCTAAATGATTTTGGTTGTCCAGGTAAGTAGTCTACTTGTTCTACATCAGGTTCATTAGCAACACCATAAGAAGTATCTATTCCTAAATTTTGTAAAGGTGCTACTTCAGTAATTCCACCTGTATTGGTTGGATAATAATCTTGTGGTGCATTAATAAAATTACCAATATTTTTTTTCATGTTTTGTGCAATTATTGCATCGACTAAATTTTGATTTCGTAAATTAGGAACATTATATTGATTAAGTATATCTGCAGTGTTTATAAAAGGTGAAGCTGCTGTAGTATTAGTTATACCAGTCGCTAAATCAAAAGTTGGAGTTATATTTCTATATGTTAAATTAGGAATTGCAGGTGGTTCTGCAGCACTAGCTGAACCAAAAAAACTATCAAAAAAACCTGATTCAGGAATTTGTTGTTGAGCCTCATATGCTGCTTTCATTTGTTCATAAGCAGGTTGAGAAGATAACATTATATTTTCTTGACCAGGCACATAGTTTTTAGAAAACTGTTGGTCGTAATACCTTTTTTCCATTGGGCTTAGTTGATTATATAAATTGTTATAATTTATTTCTGCCATTATCTTCTACCGTCTGGTTTAATATCTACTCTTAATGTTCCATAACGCCAAGTTTCACCTATAGCGTCATTCTCAATTTTGATTGCAAGAAGTCTGCCTCTTGCTCGAGTATCTACCTTATCAGTAGAACTTGTAATTGTAAAGGGTCCCAATGGAGAACTTGTAGCAGTTTGACTTGGGTAATCATTCAATAATAAAGTTACTTTTGAATTACCTGTGAGTACTTTAAAATCAGGTATAAATCGTTTCATAGACATAATAAATTCACCATCACCTCTAAAATCAGCTATACCAGTTGATTGACCGGTAATACCTCTTGTTGCAGATATATCAAAGTCTCCAGATTTAATAAAAGCATTAATAGACGTGGTGCCTGATGAATTGATTTGATCGGTTCCGGTTTCATGGGCATAGTAAGTTGATGCACCATATAAATTAGTTATACCTTGAATAGGAAAATTAGGTGTTGCTGTTCTATTATATTGTGTTGCATAAGGTAAATCAAATACCCCTTGATCAGCGTATGTACTTCTTGCTAATGAAGAAGTGGTCCAACAATTTTCTCCAAAATTAAATGTAACACATCGATCAATTTGTTCTGAACCTGATTTTGGATAGAACCAATTTATTTCATTATATAAAGAATTATGTTCTGCATAAACTACTTCTGCAGAATTATAATTAATACCCAAATTATTTCCAATTGTAGTAAATACAAAATCTTCTACTAAACATGGTATGGCTTTTACTGTACCATCAAACATGAAGAATCCACCTTCACCGGACATCCAAAACACAATACCATTAGAATAACTCAATGCATGTTGACCAATCAATCCACAATTAGTACCAACTTGTTTAACTGAAAAAGTAAATGGTGGACCTACATATTGAATTACATATGCAGAACTATCTGTTAATACTAATGTATAATCTTTACCAGATACTGCTCCCATAATTTTATTACCTTTGTCTACTCTAAATGTACCTGCAGTATTGGTAGCTGTAGGAGTATAGGTATTATAATCTTCTTGATTCGAAAATCTTATAAACATTGGGTCTACTGTTGATGGATCACCAATCGTTGTTTCAGTTCCAAAATGAAATAAATGTCTATCTCTATCGGATACTTGAGTAAGTCTTGTTGAAGTTGGTGCACCAGACATTACCGTTGCTCTAGTTGTTCGTGGATTGGATGCTCCAGGATTCCATGTATATGTTTTACCATTGAATATAGTTGCAACTAATATTTGTCCAAAGTTATCCAAACTCCAGTTGCCTGGATCCAGAGTCACGTCGCTTACTGTTCTTTCAGTGCCCCATGTTGAATCGCCCCAAAGATAAGTACCCCATCCATAACCAGCTGTTTGAAAAGTTGGACCGACAATTACATATGGAAGTATTTCTGCTGAACCGGTTCCTGAAGTAGTGCCTGCAGAATTAGTTGGCATTGTAATTTCAAAAGTATTAGTTGTGACATTAGAAATTTCAAAAGTATTATCTGTAAAATCTGTTGTGGCATAGCCAGAACCCGTTGGTACAGTCACAGTATCAAATGTAACATATCTTCCATTCAATAAACCATGGGTATTTTTATTAACAGTAACTGTTGGTGAACCGGTTGAAGCATCAAAAGTTGCTCCAGTAATAGCTGTATCTAATGGAGTAATGTCATAAAAGTCATCTCCATAATATAAAAACAATCCTTGTGACGTACCTATCGCTGCGTATTTTTCACCAACTAGAGATGTCCAAGTATGCTGTGCACGTGCAGCTCCTGGAAGTGTTTCAGATTGAGTAGTTAATTGATTCCAACCCCCTATTTTTTCAGGCAGTCCATATCGAAATCTAACAAAATCACCATCAACCCATTGAGACTCGGCTCCGGAATCCGTGACCATCTTGTTAAAACCAGGCTTGAAATTTAGTTTTTGTAGCATATAACCTACTATATAATACTTATGAATATAATGAAAGCGAGAATAATCTGGTTTCCCGAACGTCTATCATACATAGATTTTGACTCATTACAAGATAAAATGGAGTGGAATCAAGAGCATTTAGAAACTGTTCGTAGATATATGAAAGAAGATGGATTGTTATTCCCTGCTGTATTTAAGGATGATGAAATTCACTGTGGTCATTATAGATTTAAAGTAGCAAAAGAAATGGGTTATGATGGAATTGAAGCTTATAAAGTCAATACCTATAAAGAAGTTCTACAATTGACTAAATTTACGGAGTTATGTTATAAGCATTATAAAGAATATAAAGAGAAAAAATATTTATAATTATGTTATTAAATTCAGATCAAGTAAAACAAATAAAAGATAATAAAGTTTGTTTTATTAAAAATTTTTCTTCTTTAGAAAGAGAATATGATTTTAATTTAATTAGCATGTTAATTGAAGAAAATAATTTACCTGCAAAACCTAATTCAAATATTGGTCATTTAAAAGATATTTTTCAGATATTTAAAGTAAGTAATACTTTAAAAGAATTTAAAACATTTTTAGATTTTTTTAGGAAACTTTTTAAATATTCCTTTGATGAAAGAGATGAAGTAGATTTATTTTTTAGTCTTGTGTCTCAGGTAGGACTCACGCATATAGATATTGAAGATGTTTTTATATTAGGTTTAAAAGGTAAAACTATATATAGAATTTTTGATAAAGAAAATAAAGATTATGAAATAAATAAAGGTGATTTAATTTTTATTCCCAGAAATATAAAACATAAAGTAATTGGAATAAATCCAAGGATTATTGCATCTATTGGATATTATGGTAATAAAGGTAATTAAAAACTATGTATGAATCTTTAACAGAAGCAACTAAATTTCATGCTGTAAACCAAGACAATTGGATTGGTGAAGCATTAGCAGAGTATAAACATAAAATATTTAATTTAATAAAAGAAAATAATATTAAAACCATTTTAGATTATGGTTGTGGTAAAGCAAAATTTCATTCTATTTTATTTAATAATAAAAAGGTACCTGGATCACCAATGGGAGTAAATATAACTCCATATGATCCTGCGGTTACACAATTTTCAAATAAACCAACTGGTCAATATGATTTAGTTTTATGTATTGATGTAATGGAACATATTCAAGAAGATAAAATTGATGAAGTATTAAAAGATATATTTACTTACAGTAACAAAGTATTTTTAACTATAACTTGTTATCCAGCTACACAAATATTAACTAACAATAAAAATGCACATTATACTGTAAAAGAACCAGGGTGGTGGAAAGAAAAACTAGAACCTTACAATGGTAAGTACATAACAATATTTCAAACAAAACCTAATAGAGGTGGTGATGTAGTTAATAAAGAAGAATGGAAACCAAATAAAACTACATTAAAAAAATTAGATAAAAACGATAAAACATTAGATGAAACTCAAAAAGAAAAAGCAAAATTATTAAATGATTAATTTTTTACAAAAATCTAAATTAAATGAAAGTAAAAATAGTCTTACTATTACTTATCCTAGAACAGTTGATATTATATTTGGTAATTATCCTTACATAGACATAATTAATAATTTAATAATAGAAATAAAAAATAATTTAAATCCTAATTTAGAAAACTATACAAACGTAAAAGGTAAAATGACTGATTGGAAGTATTTTTTAAAAGATAAAAATAAAAATTTTTATCATTTTATGAGTTATATAATAAATCAAAATCAATCAGCATATCCTCGTATGTTTGAATATTTTTATGAAAAAAATACAATAATAGAAGCTTGGGGTAATAAACTAGAAAAAGGAGATAGTGTTACTGCTCATGTCCATCACCATTATCATGGTATTCTATATTTAACAGAAGGTTCTGATTTAGAATTGCCTGAGTTAAATATTAAAATAAAACCTAGTCCTGGTAATTACTATATATTTCCTCCAGAAATTGTGCATAAAGTTAATATTTCTGAAAATGAAAAAACTAGGTATAGCTTAATTTTTAATATTATGTTAGATGGTTTTGCATACGAAAATAAATTAAAAAATGGAAAAGAAAGTTAGAATAGAAAATTTTATTGGTATTTATGATAATTACATTCCTAAAGTAGAATGTGATAAAGCTATAAAACTATTTGAAGATCAAAATAGATTTAATAATACTCTTAATAGGGTTCAGTTTGAAAACGCTAGTGCTAAATTTAAAAAAGACACTCAACTTTTTTTAGGCTGTAATAATATAAATCTTTGGTATGATGAATTAAGAAATATAATGGTTAATTTTGATTTAGCTTTAAAGAATTATGAAAGACAAACTTCTATAAAAGAATATTTTGGTATCGATAATCATCATTATGGTAGTATAAAAATTCAAAAAACTTTACCTACTGAAGGATACCATGTTTGGCACGTTGAACATGGTGTTGGTTACGATAATGAAAAAAGATCTCTTGCTTATACTATTTATTTAAATGATGTAGCTAAAGGTGGAGAAACAGAGTTTCTACATCAATCAGTTAGGGTTAAACCTAAAACAGGTAGAATAGTTATTTGGCCTGCTGGCTTTCCATATGTTCACAGAGGTAATCCACCTCTTTCCGGTAAAAAATATCTTATAACATCTTGGATGATGTTAAGACCTTAATAATTGATTAAGAAGTGTATGAAGTAGGTCTTGCACCTAATCTAGCTATCTTTTCAGCTTCAGTTTCGTTTTCAAGAGTTTGGTTATCCCAATCAGCTTGTAATTTAATTAAATGAGCTGAGTCCCATTTATTAGAAAACTGACTAATATCTCCAATGTTTGCATCAGCATATGATGAATGTGGAGTTTCATCTCTATATTCTACTTCATCTGAAGTAACTGGAGTCCCATATTGAATTGCCCAAATATTTGAAAATTTAGAATCATTCCAAAAAGCATCATTATCAATTTTATATCCAATACCTTCAGAAGCTCCTTCGGCAAAATTTTTTATAACTGTTCTATCGTCAAATATTATTGTCCAATTTGCATTAGTAGCCATTTTATCTCCTAAGTTTTAATAATATAAATTACTGTTAAATATGGTTGAACAACTGAAGTTGCATCACCTGAAAAAGTTGCACTCATATTATGAGAATGTCCACTACCTGAACCTGAATTGTTTGTAGGCCATTGTGCAGACATACCATTCCAATAGTTATTGTAAAATCCTTGTCTTGAATCCGGTGAACCTTGAGTATAGTAAGTCCAAGTGTGACTGTGGGAAGCAAGTTGTGCTGTTGATAATGAAGCGTTTGCCGTTGAACCACCAACGTTTCCAGTTGCACTTACAGTATTTGCTCCACCAGTTGAAGCTAAGTTTTTAGTTCCTGATTTTCCAACTGCTACGTTATCTTGTAAGTCTGGTACATTGAAAGTTGTTGAACCATTACCTGATCCGTAAGTTGTTCCAATTATTGCAAATAAATCTGCATACGTTGATCTTGAAACTGCAGACCCATCACACTCTAAGAAACCAGATGGCACAGCTGAGTCCGACCACGGCACAATTGTTGCTGTTGGAATACCTTCAATACCTGTAAGGTTAGCTCCGTCAAAATCGTATTTAGTTGCTTCGTAATTTGCCATATTCTATTTCTCCCTATAAGTC